CTTCTGTAATTGCATCTAAAGTAGCACGGTTTGAGTGTGTTATTGCTGTTTTTTGCGTTGGCGTTACATAAACTCTTGTCGCTGTTTCTGCAATATCGTCAGCATCTAAAACAACAACGCCAGTTTGACCGTTTACGCTATCGACTGCTCCACCGCCACTTTCTTCGCTTTCATCCACAAACAAATGTAAATTCTGCGGGTCTAATGTGGTGTAGTCAGTTTGTGCAGTGTCTTTTAATTTATAAATTTGTCTTTTCATGTTATGTGTTAATTGTCCATCCTTTAGCTAATAGAGTGGTGTAAGTAGTAGATAAGTTGAAGTTGTCGATGTTGTTTGATGCGTAAATAGTTCCGTTATTTGGTGCTAAAATTGCCCAAGAATTTAGTTTGTTAAACTCGGTAGTTGTGAGTTGATTATTGCCTAAACCTAAAGAAGTCAAATTAACTAAAGAATCTAAATTCTCAATTGTTGTGAGTTGATTGTATCTTAAATCTAAATAAGTCAAATTAACTAAAGCATCTAAATTCTCAATTGTTGTTAGTTGATTGTATCTTAAATCTAAATAAGTCAAATTAACTAAAGAATCTAAATTCTCAATTGTTGTGAGTTGATTGTATCTTAAATCTAAATAAGTCAAATTAACTAAACTATTTAAATTAATTATCTTTGATATACCAAAAGTACTTAAAGATAATCCCGTAGCTCCATCAAAACTTAAATTACAACGTAAAGTATCAGCGGATAAATAGAAATCAGTAACTTCTATATTAGTTGCAATTTTTTCAAAAAATAAAATAAAACTTGCTTCATCTTCGATACCATAATTATCGTACATATCAGTTCCCGAAATTCTTAAATAGAAATTGAAATTTTCTGTAACTTCCCAATCGTGAGTTTCATTTTGTAATTTCTGTATGCCGTTCGCAATAGCGTAAGTCTTAATTTTACCTGGAATATCATCGGTGAAATCGGTTGCGTTAATGTCGGAAAGCGTTACCGTGAAAATTCGTTGGGTGACGTTTTCCATCCCCCCTCCCACAACCTCTAAAGTTACCTTTCCGCCTCCGTCATCAGTTACCGTTGCGCCAATGACTTCTATTTCGTTTATATCAACTATCGGTGTTTCTCCGCTTTCGTAGATTGTTAAGGATGAACCGCCACCCGTAGCCGATATTACATACGGACTTGATGCAGTACCCAAACCCGTTATAGCTACATTTGTACCCGCTTGAATTAATCCGCTTATAGATGTTATAGCACCGTCAATATTAAACGCTGGGTAGTTTAACTCCTCTAGTCTTAAAGATAATTCTTCAATGGTTGAGAACGTTTCTGCAGTACCGCTATCGGTATCGTCAAACAAAGTTATGTTTAATATTGAGTATTTAAATCGTTTACTTTGTCCTTGCTCTACTATTTGAAACTCATTGTCGTCAGCATTAAAATAGAATTTAGATATAATAAACTCCCCTAAAACGCTATCTACGTGAATCCAAGTCTTTAAGCTCTTTTTTCTTATTTGTAATGTACTCATTAGATATATCTTAATATTGTTGCATTCCAACCATTAACTTTGATTGTTGCATTAGCATCAGAGTTAAATTTAAATTGTGCGGGATTATCTCTTGTTAATTCATTCATAATAGGTACTCTCATTTCTACCGTAAGATTTGAATAAGTACCAACTGTTTTAAAGTGAGCAGACGAATGAAAAGTTATATTATAAGGTGCAACTCCTTGACCTAATTCCAACCATGTTCTAAAAATTTGATTTGCCGACGTTGTAGTTACTGTTATATCTAGTCTAATCATTAAAACATCTCCTATACTTAAATCGCTAAAATTAAAAACATTAGTAGAAGTATTAAATAATGTAATTCCCGCTGGAACTTGTGTTAAATTAGTGAAAGCTCCTAAACCATCATTTGTCAAAACTACATCGCCAGTTGTATAAGATATTGGAGTTGTTGTTGTGTTTAAATCATTATAATCAAATGAAAAAGCATCTAAATATAATTCTCTAAAAGGAGTATTATAAGGAGTTGGAACATTGCTGTTTTTGTCGTCTATCTCTAACTTAATACCGTCTAAATAACATTCACAACCCTCTGGAAGAGCATCTAACTCAAAAGAATAATCAAAATTACTATTAAAAGGCAGTGTTGCATAAAAAGTTTGCCAAGAAGCTGAAGTTGTCCCTGTGGACGAAAACTCTATAATGTAGATTAAATAAGAGTCAAAATATACATTTAATCTACCTGTTATTGTTGTTCCTACACCATTTGAATTATATACAGAGAATTGTTGTACTGCATTTGTTCCTAAAATATAAGAACCTGTAAAGTCGTTATACCAATTTATGCCTCCTCCGTTTATAATTAGTGTGTCAGATGAGTCTAAATTGTTGACGTAAAGACTCCTTTTGCCCGAAAAAACTACATCTGTCGAAGTATTTGCGACACCCGCCCCACTAACAATATTAGCCGAAAAAGGCTCGTCAAAAGTTAAATTTCTGTTTAATATATTATCCCCGCATCTATTTGCGAAAACTTGAGTTTCTACTGCTTGAATTGTTGTTGGCATAATTAATCGTTTGTTTGATAATGAGTATTTATATAAATTCTTTGATTTGGCGCAAGATTACCTAATAAATAAATACTACTTGTGGCAAATGAAAGTTGTACTGGTGTTCCTGTTGCATCTGTAAATCCAAAAACAATAGTATCTTGTCCTGTTTTTGCATATAATTCACTATTAGGAATTGTTATTATTACAACTCCTGATTTAGCAACTGAATATTTGTTAATTATAAACCCGTCAATGTGAACTATATTGCCTTGTTTCTTATAATTAAGGTTATGCCAAAAAACATTTGAACCTGATGTTAAATTTTGCGTTGTTGTTGTTTGGAATATTTCATCAACTACTAAAGCCATCGATAAACGGTGTTTAGCTTGCGTTATGATTGATGTTATTTGAGTATTAATAGAACTCAATAAACTTGATTTTGTTGCCATTTCTTAATTAATTAAATATTCATTACTATATTGTGTTATTTCATATTCCCCGCTTGTTAAATTAAATTGCCACTCAAAATAAGACGTTAATCCTAAAATTGTGCTAAATAATCCATTGCTTAACTTAACCGTGTAAGTTTCGTTTGTTATTGACAAAGACGTTAAATCCACACTAAACTCATTACCTACTATTGTAATTTCTGATTGGTTAAATGTTTTTAATAAAGTAACGCCTTTATATAGCTCAATCGTTCCAACTTGCTGAGTTAAATTATAGTTGTAAGTTCCTTTTATTTCGGTTGGTGTAATACTAATTATTCCATTTGGTTCATAACTTGTCAACTCTAAATCGTCAAATATTTGTAAATCGTAGTTAAAATGTTCGTTGTAATCAATCGCCACTTTATAATCGATGTTGAAAATATTTGTATCTCCAATTCTGTCCTTACTAGGTAACGTTTGTTTATTGGTTATACGATTACCATTGATATAAACTACATTTCTACTTAACAAATTATTCAATCTTCTATAAGTGAAATTGTCTATTTTATCAAAGAAATATTGTTCTAATTCTGTTGTTACTAATCTTGATGTTACCTTTTTACCGTCATAAGTAACGTATTCACTTGATTGACTTTCTGCATCATTAACACTAAACCACGTATGTAATCTAATAGATTGGTAAAACGCATCTCCAACGCTTTTATAGTCAAATCTACTGCTGTCGTAAGCAAACATATCAGTTATAACTATCGGGTTGCTATACCAAACGTAATCCGATACCGTATGTGTAAACTTTAAATAAACTTTTCTATTATAAAAGTCTTTGCCTATGTAAGCTATTTCAAAATCTATTTGGGGAACTCCATTAATAGTACGCTCATTTATTGCTACATTGTCTGTAATGTCTTTTAACTCATTGCCTAAACAATCAATTACTTTAACTGAATAGTTACCGTCAAAAGCAATACCACCGTTTACGTTTGTAGTTTGCAAATATACTTCTGAAGGACTTAATATAATTTGATTTAAGAAAAATATAGACGATACCGAACTAGCACGAGTATATTTCGCATCATCAAAATTTGGCTCTAGCCGTATGAAACTAAAATCATTCATTTATAAAATCTGTTAATGAATCACTAAACGCTGTTAAATCTGTAAATAATACTCCGTTAATCTTAATTAATGTAAATCTAACAGGCGGGAATAGTTGTATATCATTCTCGTCAAACAAAAGTACAAAATTATTTGTTATTTGGAATGATTTTAAATAACTTTTTTCATCATACCCAGTTAATTTTATTGAGCCGTCAGTTATTTCCATATAATCGCTAATAAATTTCTCCTCTATTTCTAGTTGTAACTCCTCGCTTTTCCATTCGTAATCCATTTCATTGATAAAGCCTTTTATTGTTCTTCCATCGTTTAGTCTTACGGTTACATAGCCTTTAACTGTTTGTACATCGCTTATTAATTGCGTCATTTTGTCGAAGTTTACATAAACCTTAACCGAGTGCGTAAACGGGTTTAATATTTTATATTGCGATATATCTATGTTGTTTATACTTGCACTATCTGAAACATCTTGCGTTTCTCCTATCTTTCTAGTTACTAAATTACCGTTAGTCTTAAATGATGCGGTCTTAATTATCCCGTTAGGTTTAAATTTCGTTGCAGTCGCTAAATAAGGATACCAACGCTGTATATTTCTCGCCCAATGATAATTTAAGTTAGAGTAGTCTTCGGGATTGTCGATACCATCAATTAATGCAAAGCCTTGATTTGTTCTATTAGTGTAAAGCACGTCAGTAAAAAACCAGCTCATTTCAATATACGCTTCGCCCTCAAAACTTGCACTAACTGTTAATGGGAACAATTCTAAAACAGAACTTTCAATACTTACTACATGCCAAGTTCCTACGTTTTCTCCTAAGTCTATAAAAAACTGACTTCCTACATTAAAGCCTAATAAACTCCAATTAAATGGTATTCCATCACCGTTTAAATTATTATTTAGTATTTGTAAATGTCCGTTATCTAATATTCTCATTAATAAAACCGCACCGAAACCACCTTTTGTGCTTGGTGCTAACTCAACGCAATCTAATAAAAACAGACTATCGTCATTCTCTAATGATTTACTTTGCTCTAAGTCATACGCTCTTTGTCTTGCCTCTTCAATTAAGAAAGCACTTCTAATATGGTTTAATTCTACTTTTAAATCAGCATCCACTTTGTCAGAAAAGAACTTTTGCGTTTCAGTATGCACGTCATCAATAGAATTTTCTCCGTTTGTTTCTCTATCTTGACTTGATTTTTTATACTTAAATGTAGCCGTCTTTAACGCATAGATAGGATTCATTTTAGTTTGAGCATCAAACGCTGGTAATTCCTCAAAACTTGCCATTTCTATATCATTATAAAACGAAGCATAAGGCAATATTTCTACGTTATTTTCGTTTATTTGATAATCAGAGCAAGTTTCATCGGCAATATTCATTAAGTCCTTAAACTTGTTGTAAAACGGTTTATCTATTACTTGACCTAATAATAACCCATTAAAAGCAAAATTATTGTAGTGTTCCCCTCCTAAATCGTAATCGGGTGCGTATAAACCTACATCGGCAATAGATTTTAAATTATGTTTCCATAAATCTATCAGTCTAACTCCTTTTACAACTGTATCTATTGCGGTAGCTGTATATGATAAGTCCATTCCGTACTCATCAAATATTATTTTATTATTTCCAATAGCACCACTTGAAGCACCACTAAAAGTCCAATAAATAGATAGGCTTTCTCCAATTACCAAAGGCGGTAAATCAAACACAAAAGTATCATCAATATTGAAATTAATATCAGAGCCACCTTCAAATTGTTTTCTATAAATTTCAGTAATAACTATCGGATTTCCTATTGAGTACTCTCCTAAGTATCTAGCGTGAATTAACCTAAAAGATGCTATTGTATCTGAATTTCCATTCGGTCTATATTGCAAAGTAGCTTTACATCTTATACTTCCGTTACCATTAGATAAAGTATTTACTGCTTTTAAATATCTAAAATTACGTATTGCCTCAATGCTATTATCTTCTCGCTCAAATAACGGTATAAAACTATTTTGTATTTGGTAACGGTTTAAGTTCATATAAGGATTAGCGTCGTAATCTTCAAAATAATCGATTATCCTTTGCTCTGTCATTAACCAACTACTTTTTTGAGTAACTGGTTTAGCCTTTAAAAGTATATTCGTAGTTGTACATGGTGTTATTTCTCTTTCATCCAAAGCAACCGAACTAAATGCGTCGATGTCGGTATCTTCTAATCGTTTTATAGTTTCTCTGTTAGTGTTTTGAATTATCTTAACTTTTATTTGGTCAAACTCAACAACTGAAGTAACATAACTGAAAATTCCTGTTACAAAACTATTGCCGTCTTTTTCTAAAACATATTCTATTCTACTCTCCCAACCCTCATTTTGGAATACATCCATAAGGTAGTCGAAACCTTGCGAAGCGTAGTTTGTGATTTCACCATTAGATAATATTTGCGATGTTTCTAACTCCTCAAAAAATGAACGTGTAAATATCAATTCTGTATCTTCGTTTGCTATTACAATATCACGCCCGAAACGTTTTTTATCACGTTTAACCTTGTAAGAGGAAGCATCAAAACCGATTGTTTCAGCAATCTGTATTATACCTATATTTGGTAAATCTAAAAAGTTTAAATAATGATTAAACTTCATAACCCTTTATTGTTAAAACGTTGTTTAATAATTCTTTTGTTTCGGCTTGTTTACGTTGGTAAACTTTACGCCCTCTATCATTCTCTACAATAGTGAAACTTTCTTTGTTTGCTATTGTTCTTGCTAAAGATTTTATTTCATTAGTTATTATTTGAGTATCCATATTAACCTCAACTTTAGGCATCATTATACCATTACCTACTAATATATTATTTAAGTCGTTGTTAAACATCATTTGGCTTTCTTGTGCCGTAAATACTTTGTCGCCTTTATTTAAATACGTTAATTCAGCACCTTTATTACTTCCTAAACTCTTAACTTTTCCGTTTTTGTCTGTAATAATCTCTGCTCCTTTTTCTTGTGTATATGCCCATCCCTCAGGTGCGTTGTCAGTACCTTTGTAAAATTCGGGTATCGGTGTTGAAGCTACTATACTAGCCTGTAATATACCAATAGCTCCAATAATACCCGCTAAAAATCCTGTCGGGTCTTTCTTAAATGATGCGACAATAGCCTGTGCTGTATCAATGGCAATATTAAATAAAGCTATCTTTTGTTGTTCTTTAGCTTGTTGTCTTTTTAACTGTCTTTGTTTTTGGTCGTATTGCCTTTCAATTTCTTCTCTAGCAGTAGCGCTTTCTCCAGCGAATGCAATAGCTACATCACGTTGTTGTCCTAGTTGGTATTGTTGGTTTTCAAAATATGCATTACTAGATTGAGTCATAAACTCCAAAGCCTCTTGACTTATTTGAGAAATTGCTAAAAATGTTTCAGTAAAGTTTTCTCCAAATCCCTTAATTTCTCCGTTTAAAACCTTTAACAAAGTAGGCAAACCAGCATCAGCAAAAAACCCGTCTTGAAACGATTTAATCCATTCATCTGTTGACTTTCTTAACTTATCAGTTTCTTCTTTTGTCTTAGTTGTATTTTCCTCAAAAGATTTCATTTTCTTAATACCCTCATCTAAAGCCTCTAATTGGTCTTTTAACAAAGTATCTTTTACTTCAAGTCCTTGTAAACTTAAAAGCAATTGTTTTAAAACATTTATTTCGTTTGTGTATGATGCGTATTCTTTTGTATTATCCGCAAGTTTTCTCCTTACATCTTCTAATCTCGATATTTCAGAATTAAACCATTGCTCAGTAAAAACATTTATTTGCTCATAGTACTTTTTAGCGTTGTTTACTTTATCCTCTATATTCTTTTTTTGGTCGTCTTTTATTTTAACATCTAATCCTTGACTTAATTTTTTTAATCTTACACTTTCTAATTCCCACTTTATATTTTGTTGTTGGAGTAAAATTATTTCTTTTTGTATTGCTTCATATTGTTTATATGCTTTTGGGTTTACCCTTCTTTCGGTAACACTAATTAAATCTCTCTCTATCTCCAATTGCATTATTTTACCCCTGTTTTCGTCTGTAATAACTTTTATTGCATTTGAGCGTTCTCTAGCATCTAAAGCTTGATTTGTTCTTCTTAAAGCATCGCCATACTTACCCTCTAATAATTCTCCGTTTGATATTTCTCTAAAATAGAACCCATAAGATGTTCTAACCTTATCAATAGCGGATTGACGCTCTAAATTTGTTAATCGTTCGTCTTTAGCTACTTCTAGTAATGCTTTTAACTCTGTTTTGTCTTTAATAGCATTAATACTTCCCTCTAACCTACTATTATTTAGTTTCTTTTGACTTTCATTTAATGTTTTTAAAGCTCTATCTCCATCCCATAAACTGGAAACCCATTGCTGTATCTCTTGTCTATACGCACTGAATAAACCTATACCAACGTATAAAGCCGTATTAAAACTAAATATTGAACTTGCAATAAGTTTATAAACGTTTTGAGTTTGTTTACCCTCTGCTTTCAGAACTGCATTTTGTTCTTTTACTTGTCTTAAACTATCTTGTAAAAAACCAATATTATTAGTAAGTGATAAAATACCAATTTGAATAGATTGACCAAAGTTTGGTAATTCTCGAGATATTTGAGCTAATGAAAATTGTAAATTTCTAGTTGCTCCCTCATAATTACCTACATTTCTGCTATATTTACCAATACCAGCATCAACATTTTTTAACGCTGTATTGTATTTTATTAATTCTTTTTGCGCTAATTCTAATGTTGCTACCTCTTTAGATGTTAAAGTTTGCCCTAATTGTTGCTTTATTGCTAAATTATTGTAAGTTTGAGTAAGCTTAAATACTTCTGCTTCAATTCTTTTATATTCGCCAACTAACTTAGAAACAGATTGAGCTTGTTTATCAGAACTTTGTGCTAACGCTCTTTGATTAACTATTTCTTCACTTGTTTTTTGATTAACAGTTTGCTTTGCTTTTGCAAGTGCTGTTAATTGAGTTTGTAAAGATTTAATTATCTTCTCTTGCTCTCTATAATTATCGTTTAATTCTTTTATAGCACTATCTGACCGGCTTGGAGTTTTAATAGCTTTCATGCTTTCTCCAGCCTTATTGATATTAGAAATTAGCTTAGTAACTTCGTCATTAGCCGTTTTTAAACTTGCTAAAGCGTCTGAACTTAATATTTCTATGAATTCCCCTTGTGCCATTATTAATTACTTTTACTTTTTTCTACTTTCTTTTTTGCTAACTTCTCTAATGCTATATAAGTTGATAAAACCATTTTATCTTTTAATAATGCGTTATTTGGTAAAATATCACTCAATACACCTATTTGCTCGTAATAATCAAAGTCTTTCTTTTGACTTTCTTTAACCATATTATCAAATTCTGTTTGTTCAAATTGTAAATCGTTTTCAATTATGCCTATTTCAACATTAAGAACTCTTAAAACCTCATCGCCAAAGTTTGCATCAACATCAACTTCAATACCGCATCCGTCTTTTAATGCTTTAAGCAAGTCTAAACGCATTTCTTTAGTTGTTTTGTTATAGTAGCAAAAGTGTAAAACTTGTTTAATACTTGCTATTTTATAACGTAAAAAAGCTATATTCTTTGTTAACTCTAAATATCTATTAGCCTCTGAATTATCCGATTTAATGAAAAACTCATCGTAAATTGAAGTGAAAACAGACGCTAAATCTTTTTCACTAGGTTTTGGCTTTAATAGTTGATAATTCTTTGTTTTTAATATTTCAAAAAAAACATTAGCTGGAATGTTATCTATTTTATTGTATTTAGCCAATTTTATTATTTATTTTAATCATTTGTACTAAAGTTAATCTATAAATATCTCTTTGTCGTTGCTCAAACCATTCTTGGTTTATTCCCATTATATCAAGTCCGTATTTACCGATTAGATTTCCTGTTTTGCTATCATAACTATTGAAAATATATTCTCTGCCGTAGTTTTTAAGGAACATTTTATTGTAAAAACTTCTAGTAAGAAGTAAATCTACATAACCATCGGCAAAAGGGTTAATTCTGTCTTTAAATATAGCGTATTCCGCATCTTTATAAACTCCTATTTTATCCCCGCTTGGTCTTTCTCCTCTAGTTAATTCACTTAGCTTTCTTTCTTTTAGTACTTTTTCGTCCGACATTACTATTTTCTGCACCATTTCCGATAGTGTCGCTTGGTTCAGTAACGGCTGCAGTCTTTGCTGGTATTGTTTTGCGCTTATTCCCACAATCTAAACATTTACATTCTTTACTAATTTTAGGATTATTTATAAACTCATCAATCAAAGTTTCGTTTGTTTGATTAGTGTATTTTAATATCCATTCTTTTTTGAATTCTTTGCATTGCTTTAGCCAATTTTCGGCATCCGAACCAAAGATATGTTTTCCAAATATTTCCATATTGATATAAATTAAAAATGAGAATACCAAACTTAATTGATATTCTCATCCTTGTTATTATTTTTTCTTTTTTGAAGAAGTTTGACTTTACAAATATAGTTATTTATTTTTAATAAGCAATAGTTATTTTAATAAATAGTTGTATCTATTTGAATAATCTCTAATATCTTCTTACACGTATCTAACACTTGGCATTCATTACTAATGTAATTTCGTGTAAAAAACTTATTTTCCCCGCACTCCATAGATATATCTTTTAATGCTTGTAGTTTACATTCTTTTGTGCTTTTAATACCTTTATTTTTATGGTAGTAAAGTCCATTATTCCTTTTATCTATTTCAATATCTAAATTCATATAACAAATTTAAACAAAAAACCCTTAACTTTTACATTAAGGGTTTAATTTAGAATTGTTTTAAATAGTTATATTTGTTCAGCTTTCCAATATCCATCAACTGTACCTCCAGCACCACTGCCAAATCCTATATATGTAAATCTATACATTTCATTAGTTAATAGTGTTACTGAAGCAACAAATGTATTAAACGTACTAAACATTTTACTAGTTCCAGCCTCGTTTGCCCTAATTTCAATGTTATTAGAAACCGCAATACAAATTACTTCTTTCCCTATTTCAGTTGTTACAGGTAAAAAAGCTTTTCCGTTAGTAAACGATAATGTATTTATATCTTTAGGAACTACTTGGAATGTAGCACTAAGAGTTGTAGCTCCACTTGTTTTTTCACTTATAGGCAATGCGCTTATCTCTTGGTCAACATAATCAACAATATCCTTCATGCTTTCGCCAACATCAGCAGTACTTACGCTGTTTATAGCAGTTTCGTTTGTAATCTCGCTATCTATTTGGTCTTTTAATTCTGTATTTGTCATGTTTTTTTAATTTATAAAACCCCTAAATGAATAGGGGTTTTTGTTATACAAATTGTGGGGAGAATTGACTTGTAAATATTCCCCCCGTTATTAGTTTCCCGATACAAATGATGGCGTGGCACCTTTATAATAACGATTACCAATTTTAGCTACATCGATAGCGTTAACACCGTCGTATAACTGAACAACCCAACTTTGAGCCGTCGCAACTGCTGTTGTAGGTACGAAACTCCACTCTTGCGTTAAACTATCGTAAGTCAATGATGCTGGTGTAATTGTATCAGCTACTCCGTCAACTGTCGCTCTTAAATTAGCAATAGCAATACCGCCTAAAGGACTAGCTTGGTTCATTCTGAATTTAGCCTTAAAGTAAACTTTATTATCTGAAATATCAGCTCTACCTGTCATTACAATATCTGTGATAGGACTTACATCAGTATTAATGTTAAAGTCTAAACTAGATTGGTCTAATAATGCTACATCAGTATTAAATTGGTCTTGATTGATTAACTGCATAGTTACAGACACCGAAGCAGAAGCAGAACCATCAGTAAACATATAAGTACCTGTATTAAGCATACCTAAATCAAACCCGCTAAAATTAGTATCGTTAGTTGCTCCAGCAATAGCATTGCTTTCAAAAACTAATAATACATCATACGCTTGGAATGAATTGTACGAATATAAAGCATTTGCAAACTTCCAACCTCCTTTAAGGAATTTAAAAGTAAATTCAGGTTTACCATTTCTTACTACGGATTTAACGCCACCTTGATACTCCTCAGTTGTAGCTTCTGGGGTATTATTAGTAGCTTCTACTGCCCCTGTTACAGGAATGAAGTTTCCTAGTTGAATTTGCTCATTTACATAAGCTAAATTAAAATCATCTGTTAAAGGCAAACTCCAGCCTTTAGGAACTAACGTAAAACCTGTCAATCTTCCCTCTTGTAATATGCAAGCAGGCAATCCCAAGTTTTGGCGTGTCGTGTTGCAATCTTTTTGATTTATTAATATCATTTTTTATCTTTTTTAATTGTTAAATATATCTTGTCTTAAACAAGTTGTAAAATTTGTGAAAGTTATTTCAGCATCTAAAACTATCGCATTCCAAATATCTAAAGTGTAACTTTCTGTTTGTTGTTGGTATTCTCTACGATATTCAATCCCATAGTTTGGCATCCTAGTAGTGTTAATAGTTTCTTGATTTATTAAAGAGTTCCCGCTTAAAATCAATGCTTTTATTAAATTGTCTAAAATAGGTTGTAACGTTAATTTAAAATCGTTATCGTATTGAAATGGGTTCATTTCTTCTACGTTAATAGACCTAGTAGCAATTACAATCCTTGCATTTCTTTTAACTTCATCTTTCTTTAAGTTATGCGTGTCCTCGCCATCGACTAACCATATTAAAGGATATTGAGCGTTTAAAGTAATGTATTTGTTTAATTCGTTTAAGTTACCCCAACCGTATTTTATTACAAACTCTGTACTCTCGCTATCTATGTGATTAGGAAGTAAATTAACAACATCGCTTAACTTTTCCTCAAAAACTATCATATACCGAATGAGTTTTGTGTTTCATAAGTTCTAAATTTACAAATGTCAAATAAAGGAAAATCCATTTTTTTGTCAATCATATATCTATACAAACTTACTTCTACATCGTCATTTTGTCCAAACCAATCTATGAAATTATCTGTAATTATTGGCGTTTCTAAATACCCGCCTTGATACTTTTTAGCAAACTTTTGACTAGCATTAGCTATTTTATAAGCTGGTGTTACTAAAGTTGCATTTTGTACGTTAGTTTGAGCCACTCCTAAAGCTGAAAGTCTATTATTTGAACTTATTAAAAATTCCTCGTAAACTTTGTAATCTAGTAATGGTTTTAAACCCTCCCAATATTTACTATCGTATTCTTCTCCTTGTACTAACTTTTTATAAGAAGCGTATAGCGGATTATCTATATCCGCTAACGCTAATTGTAATTCATTGTACATTGACAAACCAAAAGCATTTAATAGTACTGTTTTTTCGACCTCAATAATTAAATCCTCTAAATATTTTTTACTATTTGGCGATTGCGTAGCAGCATTAGATACAGGCACATCGTTACTCAAAGGAATATTTAAACTATTAGCTTGTTGAAAGTCTGTTATTTGTACTATATTTGGCATTACTTTTTAGGTTTTGTTTCTTTTATTTTTACGTCTTCAAAAAGACCTATTTCAAATCCTTTTTTAATTACGTTTTCGTCTGTTACCTCTATTGTTTCTGATTTTTTATAACCAGCCCAATTTTTAGTTAACTTAACTTTCATTTAATTATGGTTTAGTTAATGCTGTAATAGCTTCTGAGAAATCACCGTAAACAAACGCCCCGTAATGGTTTGATTTTACTCTTTGTACTAATCTCGCTTCAGCTAAGATAGTTACAAGGTTTTTAGTGAAATCATCATTTTCATAACCCACATTGATAGTTACTCCCTCTTTGAAACGAACCCCTGATTTAGAGAAATCCCCAACTAAGAATTTATCAATTGTTACACCTGTATTTGCTACAACTCTAATTCCTGAAACGATAGTTCCATCAAGTGCAGCAAAAGGAGGCATTACATATTGACCTGTCGTGTCTTTAGACAATTCCATTGCTGTCACATCTGTTGGATGCATAACAATATAATTAGGCTCAAATAAATTAACTCTAACCTGATTGATTGCAGTTCTCAATACATCCCATTTAGTAGGCGTTGGAATATCTAAAGCAAATGAACCAGCAGCCCAAGCAGTAGCATTTGTTGTAATACCTGTTAAATTAACCGTTAATCCAGTTCCGTTCAATAATTGGTCGTCGATTTTCAAGTTAATCAATTCTGTTAACTCTTGGTTAATTTCTGAACGCATAAGTTCAACATCGTCTAACATTTCTTTAGTAACTTTAATGTAAGCAGTTACTTTTTTAACGTTAGCAGAAGCTACTACTAAATCGAAGTCAGCTTGTGATTTAGCCGCACCCTCAGCAGTCATTGCAGCACCACCATCAGCGTTTTTCTGTTCTACCCACTCCCAAACGTTTGACATAATTGTACCAACGTTAACTAATTCAAGGATAAAAGGATTACGTCTTACGATTCTTGTAATACCGCTTTCTCTTTCAGCTTGTGGTATTTGTCCTGTTGTGTTTGTAGAAAGTGCCATTGTTCCAGCGGCTTTAAGTGTAAACTGCACACTAGCTCCGCTTTTCTCTTTCATTGCAGAAAGTTCGTCTTTCTTAGCTTCTAATACAGATTTTAAAGTTTCTGTTTGCTCTTTGTTTGAGCCTTTAGTTTCTAATTCCAAAACTTTTAAAGCGACTTCTTCTAAATTTGCTTTCAATGTAGCAACTTCTTCGCCTTTAGTTTCTAATTCTTTTACTTTTGACATTGCTTCGATAAGCTCAGCTTTCGTGCAAGTTGTTTCTTTAAAAGCGTCAATTTTCGCTCCTAATTCTTTGATAGTTTCTTCCATCTTTTTTTAAAATTTGTTTAATAATTCTTTTAATAATATTTCGTTATTCTCTTGAGTGACGTCTGTCGGCTCTTTTTCTGTTGGAGTGTTTTTAACGGCTTCAACTGATATTGTCGGTGTAGCATAATTTGACCCTTTTACAACCGCTGACCCCTCAACGATTTTTGCTTCAAGTACCGCCCAAAAATAACCTTGTTCTTCGGCTTGTTCTTTGTTTGCTACTTGGTCAATATACTTATCCCATATTTCTTTTTCTTCTGTGTCGTACTTTGAATCGCTGTTTAAAGCTAATTCCATTTTAACATAACGCATACCCACACTATGCTCTTTTACATATCCTTTTGAATATTGCTCAAACATAAAAGGATTACGTTGCTTATCGATAACTGTTTCAAACTTTAATGCTTCGGTAGTTCCTTTAAAGTTGTATCCTAAATCAGACCACTTTAACTCCTTTACTGAAACGCTAACATTATCAGAAATGATATTTGAAAACGACATCTTATGCTCTTGTAACAATAATAAATTCTTTTGTTCTTTTACTGATTTATTCCATATCCCTTTTATATGAACGTCTGAATGGCTATCAAGTAAGTTAGTGGTATTAATAACTAAATCCGCTTTGATTTGATTAACCGTTGCGGTATCAATAGAGTCAGCTTTTACAGTTTCTCCCTTGCCATTATCAATAAAAACAGCGTGAACAATTGCGTCAGCTTCTTTAGTCATCATCTTTTTTTGCGTTATAAGAGTTTGTTTGTTATCTCTTAACGCTTTAAACATTTCATCTTTAGAAGAAAACTGTTTATCTGGAAATTCTTTAATTACTATCATTTGTTTACCGTTTCTTTATTTAACAGAATATCTTTACGCTTGATAAGTTCGTTTTTTAATTCGTCGCTTATCGGTTCTTCTAGCTTTTTATTTATTTCTTTTAGTGTCATAACCCTAAATTGTTTTTAAATTCATCACTCAATTTCTTTGCTTCTTGCGGTGTTAAAGTTTGATTTTCTAAACCTATTTTAATTGTTTCTTGAAGCATTTTAAAGTTGTTGATTTTATCTCCCATTATTTTTTGCATAACCGGTAAATGATTATAACTTGCTTTTAGCTTTTCGCCTTTTTCTAATAAACCCCATTGACTAGATAAAAATGTAATAGGGTATGATTAGCATTGCAGCTAACATCAAGCTAAACGCCGTTTTAATGGCTTTTAGCAACTGTTAAAAGTTATTTATAATGATTATAAACAAGAGTAAAAAGTGTTAAAATTTACCTTTGTATTGATTAAAAGAGTAAATTTGAAAATAATTTAAAACTAAATAAAATGAAAACAGAAATTCAAAAAACAGTATTTAATAATCTAATGACAAAGTTAGAAATTAAACCAGCGAAAACTAATTCAGATCGTTTTAACGAATGGATGCGCAACAAGGTAAAGTCTATATTCTACGCTGACAACGAAAGAATGACAAACGCTTTTTCACGTATTAATGAATATAGCTATACTTCAAACGAGATGTAAATGGAAACAGTATCACTAAGAACGTTAGCAAAAGGCGTATTATTGTCGACTAAAGCGATTGA